ACGCAGTGCATCCGCTGAATGAAGATGAAGAAGCCGTGCTGCAGCTGTACCGCACCATGACCGCCGACCAAGCAGCCACATGGCTGCGCCTGGGTCGTGCGCTTATAGACGACTCACCCCCCCCCCCAGGGGAATTTTTCCCTGATTTGACCCGGACGCCTTCCTAGTTTTTTTTGCGACATTCGGGACTTTCTCCTGACTTCGCAAAAACATATCGGCCGGCCTATTGCGCTTTAGTATCGGTTGGCCGATACTCCCTCCCATGCCGCACCCAACGCGGCCCAACCCGAGGGAGGTTCCAAATGTCTGCAGCACAAATCGCCCGCCGTGATTTCTCCGCCAAGACTCTGCGCGCACTTGCGAAGCGCGGCATCGAAGTGATCGGTGTGCAAGCGTTGCCGGGCGCAGGCGAAATGCCTTGGGCCAATCCGGACCGCGGTTACGTGGTGAGCGACAACGGCTGCGGCCGCGTGTGGACCTTCACGCAAGTTATGCAGGAGTCCGCGCAATGACCGCCTTCACCCGCGCCGAACACGCCTACCTCGACAGCGCCCAAACCCGCATCGACCGCGCCTACGAACGCGGCGAGCGGTTCGGCGACATCCTCGAGGAACTGTTGAACGATCCCGAACAAGTCGAGGAAGCGCTGCTCGAGACTCCGCGCGCTACCGAAATGCTGGTGGCGATCCTGCAGTGCATCCCGAGCATCACGGACTCCCGCAGCGCCAACGTGGATCAGTTGATTACGTTCGCCCGCGGACTGGAAGCGGCGATTGTTGAGCCGCTGATGATCGTGGCGGAACGCAAGCTGGATCGGGAGGACATGTGAACACTTTCACCCAATACGACTTCCGTACCACGTTCTGCCAGTGCGCCGAGGACAACCGCGACCTGCACGCTTGGATGATGAACATCTACACCCGCGGCAGCCTGGATGCGCCCGAGTTCCTGCCGGCCGGCAGTCACGTATGCAACCACGACGGGGAGCCGTACTCACGCTTCGTCGATAGGAGGGACTACGCATGACCCCCATCCCCCCGCCCCGCTTCTGGCCGTTTCGCCAGTCTGTACGCAACGGCGTGCTAGTGACGAACAAGCCGCCGAAGTTTGATCCGAATCAGTGTGAGAGGAACTTGCTATGAACGCCCTGCGCTGGCTACTCCACCTCGCCCGCTGCCACTACTACCGCTGGCAGGCCCGTGACGCGCTCGAATCGATTGAGTGCGCTCACTACTACGCCCGCCGCAACCGTGAGCGCCTGGCGCGTGCTACGGCCCGGGAACTCGAGGAGCAACACGCATGGGATCGGTGGCGCAAGCAGGTAAGGGAATCGTCATGCGCCGACTGATGCTTGCCGAACGCTGGCGCTCCGAGAATTCGTACTACTTCGGCTTGCACTGGCGTGCGGCTGTCGCAGTCGGTGCGCTGTATCTCATAGCGAGGATGCTTTGATTACCGTCACCGAATCCCAACGCGACGCGCAATGGCTACAAGCCCGCGTCGGCATGCTGACCGCCTCGCGCGCTAGGGACATGCTCGCCGTTCGCAAGGATGGCAAGCCGTCTGAAGCCCGCGCAGGCTATGCACTGGAGCTTGTCACGGAACGCTTGACCGGCCGCGCAACTGACCGCTTTACAACCGCCGCGATGCAGTGGGGCACGGAGCAGGAATACAGCGCCCGGAACACCTACGCGAACGTGCGCCGCGTGCATGTCGATGAAGTCGGGTTCGTGGCCCACGACACGCTCGCCGCAGGCTGCAGCCCGGACGGACTCATCGACTGGGATGGACTCATTGAAATCAAGTGCCCATGGTCTAGCGCCGTGCATGTAGAAACGTGGCTGCACGGCATGCCGTCTGAGCATATGCCGCAGGTGCAGTTTCAGCTATGGATCACGGGCCGCGACTGGTGCGACTTCGTGAGTTACGACCCACGCATGCCGGAGACGCTGCGCCTGTACGTTGAGCGCATCGCCAAGGATGCCGAGTTTATCGAACGCATCGACCGCGAGGCGCGGACATTCCTTGCCGAAGTCGATGCAATGACCGTATCACTACAAAAGAGGGCCGCACAGTGAGCAACATCATCCCAGTTTCGGACATTCAATCCATGTCCCTTGCCATCGCCAAATCCGGTTTGTTCGGCGCCAAGACTCCCGAACAAGCCATGGCGCTGATGCTCGTCGCCCAGGCCGAGGGCTTGCACCCGGCGAGCGCCGCGCGTGATTACGACATTATCCAAGGCCGCGCGTGCAAGAAGTCGGAGGCCATGCTGCGCGACTTCCTCGCCAGTGGCGGTTCCGTGAAATGGCACGCACTGAGCGACACGGAAGCCGCGGCGACGTTCTCGCACCCGCAGGGAGGCGCCGTCCGCATTGACTGGGATATGAGGCGCGCCGCGACTGCCGGCCTGGGCGGGAAAGACATGTGGAAGAAGTACCCGCGCAACATGCTGCGCGCCCGCTGCGTCTCCGAAGGCGTGCGAACTGTCTGCCCGATGGCAACGGGTGGCATGTACTCGCCAGAGGAGCGGCAGGACATGGGGCAGGAGGCGCCGCCCGTGGTCGAAGTCAAGGACATGGGCGAGGCAGTCGTCGTGCCGTCGCTGGATGAAGTTGTCGCAGCTATCCGCGCGTGCAAGTCGCTGGATGCCCTCGAACTGCTGCGCCCGGAGATCCGCAAGCTGGAGGGAGACGACAAGAAAGTCGCGCTTGCCGAAGCGAAGGCGCAGGCCGATGCAATCAGGGCCGCGGCAGAAGAGCCGCAAGACGCGCCTGCAGAGGCGTGACGATCAACGGACGGGCGGCGTGGAAGGACACGCGAAATGCGAGCGGCACCCATACCGGGAAACCGGGTACAGCGTGACGGACACGGCTCAGGCTCTGAACAAGCTCGCGCACTCTCCGATAGCCGGTATCAAGCCCGGCCCCGTCCACCCAACAGGAGCAGACATGCTCACCGATTCAGAATTCCTAGACGACCGCGACATACCTCGCGACTGCGAGCACGGCACGCTGGCCAAGCAGTGCGAACTGTGCGAGTGCAAGAAAGAGCTTGCCGCCGTTAATGCACGGCTTGAACGTGCCATGAAGGTTGTTGAAGCCTCGGAGGCAGCAATGTGCATAGAGTTTCCGAAACCACTGCGCGATGCGATGCAACGATGGTGGGATGAGGAGGCCGGACGATGAGCGAAGATACCTTTGTTTTACCGGACGGCAGTGCGTTTTCTGTTGGGTCGCTGCCTTTGCCGCAAAATCACTGGCTGTTCGCGCCGCATGGTGAGTGGGACAACGAGCGAGACGAGTACGCCGAGTGCCCGCGCCCGATTCTGACTCACGCTCTACGCGAGCAGATAGTCGCAGCCGCGCGCTACGCGATTCGAGGCGCAACGATGCGCGGTGAGCTTACAGACTTTGATCCGGATGCCCTAGTGCAGATGATGGTGTATGCACTATGCGGGCCGTATGGAACTGCCACGGGAGCCGGACGATGAGCCTAGAGGAAGCTGCACGGTCGCTGTTGAACGATCACGACAGCAACGTCGCTGATCTTGAATCGATAGGGAGGCGCGTAACTCGATGGCCCGAGATGGAAGCCCTCCGCGCCGCGCTGGCCGTGGCGGACACGCCTACCCCCAACCCGTGGAAAGACGAAGTGATCGAGAAACTTGTCATCTCGCACATCTACAAGGCGGAGCACGAGAACGACCCTGCCAAAGCTTTGCACGATCTGCTTTCGTGGGAAGTGGCTATCGCCCTAGATCCGCAAGTTTCGTCCGACGCCCAAGCCCTGATCGACCGCGGCAGGAATGAGGCGCAGGAAGATGCGGAGCCGGTGGCGTGGGCCATTAGTTATGACGGCAAAACTCCGTATTCACTCTATGAGTATGGCGACTGCGCCTTGCTTGATCTTGAAGTGAAAAGGATTGGCGGCACCGCGTGCAAGATGCCCCTCTACCTCCACCCGCCCCGCCGCGAGTCCGAATCGGAGCCGGTGGCGTGGCATATCTGCGACAACATTGGGGCACTAGTCACAGCCGACAGAAAAGAGGCGAGTGCGGCTCGTGAGTGTGGACACACAGTGAGGCAGTTAGTGTTTAGAGAGCCCCGCCGCGAGTCGGCAGAGTCGGCAGAGTTGAGCGATGACACTCTGGTCTCACTTTGGAACGCAGCAAAAGCGTCAACGCTGGTAAACACATGGCACAACGACCAGCACAAGATCGCGGAACTACGCGCCGTCCTGCGCGCGGCAGGGGGGGAAGAATGAGCGACGAAGAAACCGTTACCAGCCTGTGCGGCATTCACGTTGGCATGCTGACCCGAGAAGAAAAGGAAGCATTCGAGAACTGCTGCAAGTCTGGCTTTGCGTTCCGAGAGTACAAGTCCGACTGCGCTTACCTTATGGGCATTGCTTCGGTCGGAGTAAGAGCGGCAGGGGAGGGGAAGGGATGAGCGAGATGCGCTATCAATGTACTCCGGCGAGCGAACCGCCTAGCGGAGAGGGGAAATGAAAGACTGCACGCACTGCAAACATGCAGCATGGCTGCGCACGAAGTCGGGCGCGCTTCATCCGAGCGGCGACGGAAAGTGTATGTGGGACTGGAAGCCGCCGAAATTGCCGGCGTCGATGATGTTCATTAACAAGCCACAGCCTAGCGGCGGGTTTATCAATCGGCGCCAGGAACTCCCGACCGACTGCGTTTACTTTGCGCGCGTGGAGCGGGAGAAATGACCTACTCCCTCCGCGTCACCGCCTGGGCATACGGCCCATCAAGCGAGCCGCTTTATTCCGAGATGCAGACTGTCATTGAGATTGTCACCGAGGCTGCGGGCGAGTTCGTCGAAGTCTCTCAGCACGGGCATACCGACCTCGGGAAGATTCAGATCAGCCCGGACGAATGGCCAGGGCTTAGGGATGCTATCGAGCACGCGGTGGCGCTGTGTAGGGGGGAAGAGTGACCCTTCCGCCCTGCCTCCTGCCTGACGAGTTGCAGGCACTGACCGGGCGCAAGCGACCGTCCGCACAGGCGCGCGTCTTGACCGCGCTCGGAGTCCGCTACACTGTCCGACCGGATGGAACGATTGTCGTCTATCGAGCAGATTGCCATGCCGAAACGAGACTTGCCGAAGTGCATGCACCTGAAGCACGGCGCGTATTACCTCGTGCGCAAAAACAAGTGGGAGTATCTGAGTCCAGACCGAGCAGAAGCCTACCGCCTGTACGCACAGAAGATGCGCCCGGCAGCGAACGCACTGGAGCAGCTAGTGCGCGACGCAATCGCCGCGCGCCCGCGCTTGCGCTCGTCGACACGGAAACAGTATGAGACTGCCGCCCGGCACATCGTGCACGGCCTGCAAATGTTCGAGCCGCACGAGATCCTGCCGCGGCACGTAGCCGAGTTCCGGCAGACGCTGGCCGACGTGCCGAACATGGCAAATCGCTGCTTGTCTGTCCTGCGGCTGGTCATGGACTACGCACTCGAGCGGCAGATGATCGACGCTAACCCCGTCATCGGCCTGCCCCGCTTTCGCGAGACGAAGCGCCCGCGGCTACTGAGCCCGCAGGAGTATCGCGCTATCTACGCCCACGCAGCGCCCCGCCTCCAGTGCATCATGGACCTGTGCTACCTGACTGGGCAGAGAATCACGGACGTGCTATCCATCCGCCGCTCGCAGTTGCGGGACGGTGGCATCGAGTTCGTGCAGCAGAAAACGGGCGCCAGGCTGCTTGTGCGCTCGCCTGGGCTTGCCGAAGTGATCGAACGGGCGAAGGCCCTGCACGGTGCCGTAGCGCCGCTTACGCTGTTCCGTAGCCGCTTCGGTGGCGCTCCGCACTATCGGACGATCCGTGACCAGTGGGAAGCCGCTTGCGCTGCCGCTGGCGTGGAGGATGCCCATCTGCACGACCTGCGAGCGATGAGCCTCACGCATGCCAAGGCACAGGGCTTGAACGCCACGGCACTGGCCGGGCATACGTCCGAGGCAATGACAGCCCGATACCTGCGGAGCAAGGAGGTTCCGGAAGTGTCCGGGCCGGACTTGTCTAAGATTGCTTCTCGCCGATCTTAGACACTAGACGCGAGCGCCCTTCACATCAACGGGTTACAGCACACACCTTTGATGCAGCATCATGAGTTGTTTGCGCCGCAATCGATTGATGCGACAAGGCAATTCAGGGAATTGCGTCTAAGACGTTTCGGCTGTTTTGAAGTGGAACGAGCGGATAGGCAGAATTGCCGATAGACGCTACCGCATCCCCGCGCACTGCCTCAACGGAGGAATGATGGCAAACAATCGGCTTTATCTCAAAGACACTGAAAGCGGCGAACAGATTTTAGTCGCTAAATCATTTGGAGACGGCTGGACGTGGCGCGCGTCGGAGAATGAGTTGATTCAATGGCTACGCGAGCGCGATATGGGTGCGTCGTATGGAAATACAGACGACAAGCCGACCAGGCTGAAGCTGGAAACGGAAAATGAGCAATGGTCTACCGAAGCGCCGCGCACTGCCTCAGTTCCGCCTGACAAGGAGCCATGATGGATATCTATGCCTTCCCGCTTTCGCCTGCCGACATCCTGCGCGTTGAGAGCATCGACGAGAAGATAGACCGACTGGCGAACGAAGCCTTGCAAGAAATACGGCAGATGGCAGACGCTGCTCGGCGAGAGTTTGCGCCGGTAAAAGGACAGATGCACTACCCGACCGCAGAGCAGGCGGTTATTAACGTCATGAACGCAATGCGAAACGGCCACCGGCTACCGAATACCGGCACACTGTCGCAACTCGGCCTGACACAGCGCCAAGGTCTGCTCAATTCTTTCCGCGGTTTCTAACGCTCCGACGACGGCCGGGAGTAAGTCTCGATCACCCGCTCCGCTAGAGGCTTCCAGCCCGTGCCCTGGATCGGCGCTAGGGCTTCCGAGCTCGGGACAAACCGCGGGCACTCGGCTACGGCTTTCGGAGCGGAGGCGCACCCAGGCAGACTCAGAAGCATCGCGAGTACGGCGCCAGTTATCCACGTATGCCTGTTGCGCACTTGCCACCTCCGTTTCTAGTTGCCGATACCGCGCGTCCGTAGCAGTTGCCACAGCCTGCACGGCTGCTAGTTCGCGGAGCGGCCCTTCTCTGCCCTTGCTGTAGCCGTGCCACCAGAGCGCAGCGGCAAGGGTTACCGCCGCGCCGATGCGCCACAATGCGGCGTTAGTTGGTAGAATCACGGCGTGACGGCAGCACGGAATGCACCCGTGCCCCTAAAAAGCTAAGCAGCCAAGGGGTTTCCGGTTCCGAGAGCATGGCCTCCATACTATTGGCACGTATGGGGGTGCGACGGCTTGCCACCGTTGGAAAGGAAAGCCGGAGTAGCGCCCGGCCCGTCACCCTTCCACCTTCGGCGCCTTGACCTTCTGAGTCGTGTTGCCGGCGATGTACGCGCCCACGGTGCCCACGACCACCAGTGCATACGTGCTGCCTGCCGCGTCGAGCTTGCCCGTGTATTGCAGCAGGGACGTAACCGCCCCGCATCCGAGCGTGAGCAGAAACCGCCGACCGCCGCAGGTTTCGAGATTCATCGCACCCGCCTCCCAAGCACTAACCTGCATTTCCTGAGCGCCGCAACTCGCTCCGTCATGCCAATCGTTCCGCCGTTGACCGCCCGCGTCGCGCCGTCGAAGTCGTTAGCGTCCGCCAACGCATTGCAGCCCGCCTGCGCCCAATACCAGCCGGCAGACAAGGCAGCTAGTTCCGGGTCGAGCAGCATGTCGGGCCGTTCCTCAAGCGGCTGCGCTAGGCCGATCCCACAGCGCCCGTACATGCTGCGCCCCGTGATCTGTATCAGACCTCTTCCCCTGTACCGCCAGGCATCCCCGCTACCCTCCGGGCCGTTACCCATCCTGCCGCCGTAGACACGCTCCGCAAGCCGCTCCGGGTTACGGGCAAACGGTGCTGCTGATGCGATGCTAGGGAATCGTCTCGGCCACACTTGGCAAAGCCGCTCGGCGGTGTAGTTGAGCGATTCCTCGAGGCGCGTGAAGTCGAAAGACTCGTGAAGCAGCGTCGCTGTCCACATGCACATCCGATGCTCGCTGTCGTTGACTTCGTATATCGGCATCGTCTGCGCAAGCATCTTTGCCCAATACTCATCATCCGTGCACCGTGGCGCGATGATGGCAATCTCGCGGGCGTCCCAGGGGCGGATCATTCGCGTTTAATGTTCCGGCTAACTTCGCGTTCAAGCAGTTCAGCGGATGCCTTGTCGCCGGCTTCCTTGAAAAAGTCTGCGACTCGGTCATCCCCGCTTCCGATGAGTTCGTCAAAACTCATATTCTTTGCAGCTAAACCGTTTTCCATTGCAGTCGGATCAACGTACTTCACCGGCACATCGATCCCCGCTTTTCTGGCCGCTGCAATTCTGTGAGACCCGTTCAGCGCCCAAACGCCGCCGCTCCCATCTTCCCAAACCAGCAAAGGATCGCCCTTCCATCCTTCGGCGCTCATGCTTTTCGTAATGCGCTCAAACTTGTTCTTATCCTGCACGCTGTGAATTTCAACAATACGACGCGGGTCCAGCGTTTCGTCTGCATTCATGGCGTTCCCCTTCGGAATGATGTTTGTTTTACCGCCAATCGCGGCGACGTAATCATCCAACATTCCGGGGGCTTTTTGTTGCGCCGTCCTCAGCAAAGACGCCAGCGTCTGCGGTGCAACCTTCATCATGGCGGGGGGGGACATGAGCGCACCCGCAAGACGGCCGGCGTATTCGCTCTTGCTGCCCGTCATCTGCGGTTGATTCGGCAGCCGGTTGTATATCCAGTCGCTAGAGCCGACCGCCCGCGCGTTGTCGATCAGTTCCGGAGGCTGGTCGATCAATCCGGCTTTGTGCGCTGCAAAGCCGCCGCCTGCAATCAGCAAATTAACAAGAGTGTTTGCCATGTCCACAGGAGCGCCGAGCATCCCGGACACTGCCTCTCGGTTGTACCCGCGCACCAGATCACGCAGCATCTGCGTGCCCTTGGGTTTCTGCTGCGGTACAACCAAGTCCATCAGCGTAGCCATTTACGCTTCCTCCTTCTGCGCCATCATCTGCAGCGTCTCGACCGTTGCCGGCACGGCAAGCAAGCGCACAAAGTTTCGGATCACATGGGGCGCCCTGTCGCCGTATCGCTCGCACAGCGCGTCTATCACGTCATACACTTCGATGCAGTCGCACAAACCGCACGCATCGTCGTACCCGATCCGCAGATCGTTCCAAGCATGCACAAGCGGCTCCCCGTTGCTGTCCGCATCCCTGGCAATCTCGGCAAGTGCTTTGCGAACTCGCTCGCTTACCATCGATCAATCCACCAGAGCATCACTAGCGCAACCGCTATCGGAACGATTAGCGATAGCGCCAGGGTCATCATCTGCGATGCCGTAGAACGTCAACGAACGATTCCCACGAGGACCAGACGACGAACGACAGCATGCCGAACAAGCCCCATTTGATGACCGCCGTCGTGATGCTGCGTCGCCGTTCCTGCCACACTTTCTCTTCTTCAATCGCTCGCGATAGATACGGCTCGAACTTCGTCTTGAACTCCTCCACGCCGCGACTCATACACGCCACGTCGCGGATAAGTGCGCGCTTCTCTTTCGCCAACTGCTCGACCTCACTGCGGAGCTTGTGCAGTTCATCCGTGTTTTGGCTAATCGTCTTGATTAGTTCAAGGATGAGCGGCTGCGTGATCGTGGTCCGAGTCTGTTCGGCAGTCATACGAAGATTTCATCCAGCCGGATGTAAGAGTTCATCACGCCGCCGCGCTGTCGTGCTGCGCCCCAACCGTTAAAATAGGTGGCGTTCGCCACGCTCGCCGTACCTGCGCGCACTGTGTACGTGATCGGGCTAACCGTGCCGCCTTGCCTCTGGTTGTACAGAGTTTGCATCTGCGGGTCCGCGCCGTTTTGCGACGACACAGAAGCGGCAAGCGCATCTGTTCCGCCGTTGAACAGCGCCATCGTCAGATACTCGCCCGCCGCGTTCGTTGTGAACAGTCCGCGCGCTTCGGCAGCAATGACGTTTAAGGCTGACGTTGGCGTGATGGCGAGAGTTAAATACGTACTACCTTCGCCACTTTGCGGGATTGAATCATCGTTCGGAATAGACGCCACAGCCGTGGCATACGCACCATCCGACAAATACTGACGCTGCACGATGCCCCCCGGCAACGGCATCCGGCTGTGATTGGTCTGCACGAACGTGGGCGCGTTAGACCACGCCGCCGTACCGTAGACAATCTCCACATAGCCAAGATAACGCATTGCCACGCCTACGCGCGCACTGGCCGAGTACAGCACCTGCGCCGAGTCCGCAGTGCCCGTGCCCTCTGCCGTCGTTGAAAGAATCTGTTCGTTAAAGGCATACCATCCGGTTTGTTCTGGTGGCCCGGCAATTCTTTGCCACGCGCGAAACGCCGCGAGTTCCACAGTGCCGGCGTTGTTGATCGCGCACACCCAGATGCGCCCCGCTTCGCCGTTGGCAAAGCCGAGAGTTGAGCCCGCCGTGACCGTGAACGTAGTCGCACCAGTTACCGCGATGATGCTAGGCGCCCCGCTCGTGCTGGTCGCACTGCGGAACCCGACGAACGCCGGATCGCTGGCCGATGGCGTCGCGCCGGCATTCGTCAGCAGAGATAGCGTCAGGTTGTTGCCTGCGACGCTCGCGCCTAGCGCGACGTTATGCAGGCCCCAGATATCATTCGCCACCGTCTCATAGCCATTCTTGTCGTACGCCGTGCGCGTGCGAGTCTGCCCGGTCGTGATCGTGGACAGTTCTTTCTGATACTTTTTCGTCCGGTCCAGGTTGTCGGCAAGCTGCCAGACTGCATCAGTCAGCACCGGCACGCTAGGCTCGGTCGCCGACAGCAGCCCCACATCCGGAATCGTGCCGGTAAGCCCTGCGTCAAGGTTCGTGCTCAGCGGCGACAGCGTGACCGTCGTCACGCCCGCACCGAACGAGGAAACCGAGATGGTTCCATAGGTGAGCTGGGGCGCAGCCGTGATGACAGCCCGCACGCGCCGGCCGACCTGGAACACGCCTCGAGCATCGCCCGAGACAGTGAACGTGTTAACGCCCGTCTGCGTTGCCGTGCTGCCGCTGCTCTGCCACTCTGAGAGCGCCGTCGGGGAGACGTAGCCCAACGGGTTTAGGTCGTCTCTCGTCCAGATCGGGGAAGTCGGCGGGTCCGTGTCCGTGCTAGGCGCAAGGACAAGTTTGTATTGAATGCCGCCCGCTACATAGAGCCCATTCGGCACCTCGCCCCGGCTGTTCAGGACAATGGGGTTAGAATTGGCTGCTAGTCCATCCGTCTCGGCGAACGTCGTAACTTTCGTCGTCGTGTTGGCTTGGTAGATGAAAAGCTTACCGCCGCTCAGTTCGTTGCTGTTGGCGTCGAAAAATGTTTGCTTTTCGGTAATTAACGGATAGAAAGGCATCGGGAATCCTCAATGAGTCCAAAAGTGGCCCGCGTGGTCGCATACGGCGGAAGCTGGGCCGTCATGATGTTTTTGGCCCGAGTGCTTGGCCTTTGGGCTATCCCGATAGGCTTGGTCATCATGGCCGCTGTCTGGATCATCTCTGATCGGATTGTTGCTCGCGAAGCCGCCGCCTTGACTCGTCTCCTGCAGCGGCCGCAACGCCAGGAGCCACCGCGTACCCTCGACCCGGAGGAGTAGGCATACCCGCTGCCGCTTTGCTTGCGGCTGCACTGTTCAGCACGGCACGCCCCGCCTTTGCACCCATCGCACCCGCTGCCGCAGCCGGGTCGGCGGAAGTCATTGCCTTGACGCCAAGCAATTTGGCCGCGAAGTCCTCGAACATCCGGGAGACTTCGTAACCCGTGCCGCTTGGGTTTGTCGCTCCGCGTGGCGGCACAAGCTTCTCAACTGCGTCGCGGAACTGTCGCATCCGCTGCAGTTCGGACGGGGAGAACACTTCCCGCATGAAGCTATCGCCCTTGCCCTGCAGTGCGTTGTTGAACCGCGTCACCATTGCTTGCGGCCCACCGGGCGAGCCTTTCGGGCCGTTGACGATCCGCATAAACGCCAGTTCTCGCACCTGATTCCATTCGGGCGAATCCGAGCCGAACACTTGCTTAAGGCGCACCGCAAGCCGCGTGGAAACGGGCGCCTGTCCGGCATCCGAATGCCCGATGAGCAGGTTTGCAACTTCGTTCGGCGTTACGTCCGTGTTAATGATGCGGTCCATGACGCGCCCGGCGTCTGCATCCCATGAACGCTCTTCGAACTGATTGCCGTACTTTGTACGCAGTGCGCGCGCCTCTCGCAGCGCCTTGACCGCGTCAACGTCGCCTTGTGCTAGACCACGTTGCACAGCGTCATCTATCCACGAATCGAGCGCCTGTATCGCCACTTTCACGCCGCGCTTGTCCGTCGGGTTCTTGGACGTGTTGAGCAACTGATTCAACTGTCGCCGCGCCGTGTCCAAGTCTCGGAAGTCCACATCTTCGAAGACTGTCTTGCTCCACTTCGGCAGGCCTGGCGTTGTGCCTGACTGCTTCACAGCGTTCTTGATCCCTTGAACCTTCTCAATGGCCGCGATAGTGGCCGGCGTCAATTCGGCCTTCAGCGGGATATCCGCCGCGTTTACCGCGGATTCGACCTGCGACTTAAGGTCGTTGATGGATACGCCTTTGAACTCTAGGGAACGCTTGCGGACTTCGTCGTATGCGCTACCAATCTGCGTATCAAGTTCGTTAGCCGCGCGCCTGATGTTTTGCATCATTGCCGCGCCGCCTTCGTACTCGGTGGCGAACGCTGGAGCCGTAGAGCCCGAAAGGCGCCCTGTCTCGCGCTGTGCAGCCTCCTGCACCGCCGTGCGTTGCTGTGCGTCAAACGCCGCCATGCGATCGCCTGCGCCCTGTCCGCGCGCGTAGTTGCGCATTGCCTGCTCGCGCGCAATCTGTCGCACATCTCCAGTCTGCTGTCCTAGCGTAGTCGGAATGTCGAATTGCTCTGCCTGCGCCTTAGCGGCGAGCGCCTTCACGGCATCGCCTTCGAAGCCCGGCCCCAACTTTTTGTAGAACTCGTTAATCCGCGCCAGTCCTTCGCGCGTAAACATGTTCGGGTCAAGGCCAGCCTTCTGCATTGCCTTGATGCCGTCCGGCGTCAGATTGCCGAACGTATCGATAAGTGGCCGGTTGTTAAGCATCGGAAACAGTTTCGACCCGACAACCTGTGCAATCGGCGCCATAACGGCATTCGTTGCCGCCTTCGGCAGATCAACGCCAGTGCCACCGCCCATTCTGTCAACGGCCATATCCCCGGCAATGCTTGTGGCGCCCGCGCCCGCGCCTGCCCGCACAGCCTGCCCGGCGAGAGTCTTGCCGCCCATCGCAAGCCGCCCGGCAGGCGCCATGCCGATCATGTTGCCGACTAGGTTCTCAGCATCGCCGAGGCTGAAGCCGGGGCGGTTGATGTAGTACGGTTGCCCCTGATACATGACATAAGGCACCAGCATGCCCGTCTCGGGGTTCATGTCATACAGCACTTCCGTGTTCAGCGACTTGGCCAACACGTTAGCCACGGCATCGTCATCGTCGCCCTTGAACGTCTTAGCCACGAACAGGTCAGTAGCAATGGCAGGCGGAAAATATCCGATGTTTGCCTCTCGCACCTTGGAACGGTCGCCCTGCAACGGCTGCACGGATGGACTCATCACAGAGCCTTTCATCGCCTGTTTCAGCGCCATTAGTTCTTCCGTGCTCATCTGTTTAACGTCCATTACCTCCGCCCTCCCCTACGCTGCAGTTCTGCGTCAATGTCCGCCTGCGACGGGAACAAGGGATTAGTCGCAGACCATTCCGACAGTTCGGCAATGAATCCGTCATCGAACACGCCGCCGTTACGCTTGCGGTACTCGCGCGCCATCTTGGCTACCTGTGCGTCACGGTCCGCAATGCGCTTCAGCGTCTCGACCATGAGCGTGCGCCCCTTCGGCGTCTTGTCCGTAAACGCCGCCATGTTCTGCAGGAACTTTCGATCCGCGTCCGACATGGCGCCAGGCATGCCCGCGCCGCCGCTCGGGTTGCGCAATTCAAGTGCAATCTCGTTTTCTAGCGCAATCGCCGCTTCCTTGTTGCCTAGCTTGGGGTCAATGTCAAAACCGAGGGATTTGGCATAGCCGGCCAGTTGCGTCCCGAGTGGCGTTAGCTTGCCAGTGTCTACGTCTTTGAGCAGGTTCTGCAGCCGCGACACACGGTCTACACGACGGCGCGAGTTGAACTCCGAGTTAACAATCTCGACGTACTTCTCGCCCATCCCTTTGCCGATGACCTTGGCAGACTCGTCTTGCTCGCGAGTGTTGACGTTTAAAACGTTCTTGCTCGCCCCCGCCGCAGCCCGCGCCTTTTCGTACTCTTGCACCTTCGGGTTTTCTACGACGAGCCCGCGCTCAGTTCGCCCGAATGGCTTGTTCTCATCCCCAAAACGCAGCCTTGCAATGGAAGAGTCATACGGGGACGGAACATTGCGAAGGATGACTGCGGGCGCCCTAACTTGGTCCGGAGTTGACCCGCCAACGCTATCGCCAATGGTGTTTTCAGACTCTTCCGCCTGCTTCTGCGAGAGCCGCCATTGTTCCTGCGCCGCTATCAGTTTTCCGAGTTCTCCGGGATAACGCCGCTCGAAGTCCTCTTTGTTCCGCGCCAGTTGATCGCCAAACGACATGTTCGAAGCGATATAGCTGTCAATGTATTGCTGCCCCGGGTTGTCGGGGATTGCGGCAAGCATGTCCGCCGGCACGCCAGACTTGCTAAGAAAGCCCTTCGCTTGCTGCACAGACTCCGGCGTGTAGCCGTTTGCCTGCACAAACTGCGCAGCCTGCAGGTACAACGGCTTGAACTTGTCGGCGGACTCCAGAGCCAGCTTGCGACCCTCGGAACCTAGTTTGGCAATCTCCGCATCCGCGCGCCGCTGCTTCATGCCGAGTTCGTGCGCGCCTAGCGGGTCAATCTCCATCATCCCGGAGATGAACTTGCCCATGTCGCCGCCTGACGTGCGCACAAGGTCCGCAAGGCGCATCTGCTTCTGCTGCTCGCGCTGCGCCTGAGCCAGTTGCATCTCCTGCATCTGGCCTTGCCCAATCAGGTTCTTCAGCGTTAGCGCATTGCCGTAGGCGCCGAAGTAGTCAACCGGCTTCTGCGGCTGGAGATTGAGGACGATTGACGGATCGATAGGCATCGTCCTCTCCTAGAGATTAAGTCCGGGCGCCGAGAACGGCCCTGACGTGGGCGCGTTTGGAACGTTTCGCAAAGACACGCCGCGGTTGCCGACGCCCAAACGGTCAAGCATGGACTGCTGCATATACATGTTGCCCACGTTGCTGAAGGCATTCCCTAGCGCATTCGCCCCGCCCACCATGCCCGCCGCTCGCGCATTTCCGCCCTGCGTGAGCAGATCCGCAATCGTGCCGGCAGACTGTGCGCCGAGTTGTGCGCCGCCCATTGCTGCCGTCTGCCCTGTGCCTGCCACGCCTGCCAACTGGTTGTAGCGTTGCGCCTGCTCGCCCAATCGGAACATGCCGCGCTCGTTGAACTTCGTGCTGCCGTAGTCGTTGCCGAACTGGATCAAGTCGCGCATCGTCTTGGTTGAGAACAGATTGCCTCGCGCCGCTGCGCCCTGCTCCATATTCGCCCGACCCTCGCGCAGTCCAAACTGATAGCCAGGATCGTTAACCAGTTCCGTGCCGTCGAATGGTTGATAGGACGAGATGAGCGAGGAAAGCTTATCGAGCGCCCCGTACCCGGCCTTGCGGTAGGGCGCCATATCTTCGCGCCCGAGTTCGAACTGCCTGCGATTCTCGGCAATGCCCGCATAGGTGCCTTCTAGCTGCGTATCCGCCGCCTTGTCTGCTGCATTGGCTTGCAACAGTCCGCCGGCCAACATCGTGCCGCCGCCAATAAGTGCCGTTTCAATGCCCATAGGTGTACCTCGTTACTCCGTTAGCGCGCCCGGACTCGACGAATCCCAGGCGCCGCACAAATGCTTCTCCGGCTTCGTTTCCGGTCGTTACAGTCGTTTCCGCCCGCCCATGCTCTGCCACTACCCGCGCGAGCGTGGAACGCAGCACACGCCGCGAGAGCCAGCGCCCGAAGCCCTCGGGACGGATGCAGGCATGCACTTCAGCGCCACGCATCAGCACCGCTCCCACAATCCGCCCATCGACCCGCACAGGCTCCACGCTCCAGCCCTGCATCGCTTGGGCGAACTCGTCATAGCCAATCGGCCATCGGTCGCGGCAGGACTCCCAGGCGGCCTGCAATGCTTCGTGGCGTTCATTCGTAGTAAGCACGAAAATTTATGCTGCACCAGATAACCTGCGAAGCCGTCGCAGTGCCGACGATGAACTTTGCAACGCTGGCCACCCACTGCCCGGGATGTACGACCACGGGTGCGTCAAAGTCGATATCAATTGCCTCTGCCGGCGCGCCAATCGCCGCGCCCACAAGCCACGAATGCAGCCCGAGCGGGATACGCCTCCACGCCTTCGCGGTGCCGGTCGCAAACGATGCAGACTCGCCTTGTGCCAGTGATGGAATAGTCGCGCCCGTGGCACCGAATGCCAGCGACCATGAAAGAATGCTTGCCGTCGTCGCGACCGCCGCGCCGATGTTCACGGCGTCAATGCGCACGCCCGTGATGACTAGATTCCGCGGCGACTGGTTGATGCCGCCCGTGGGGTTCTGAAACGCCGTGATGAGGCCATCGATGCCAGCCACCGCGGCCACAATGCCAGCCTGCCCGCCGAGGCCCGTGGCAATGGCTGCGGTCTGTGACAGCGCCGCACCTGTAACGACCGTCGCCGCCGCAGCGTTCGGATAAAGCGCCGTCGTACCCATCGTGCCGCCGTTCTGGCCCTGATACGCCATCAGCCCTTGCGTAGCCATCTGATACGACCACGGCTTAGACGTATGCAGATCAAGCAGAGACACCGTCACATCCGACACGCGCATGGTGTTCGTATTGGCCACCGCGCCCGTGTTGTACTTCATCATGTACGCTGGCAATGATCCCGTAATGAACGGCGCCCCGTTCGAAGCCGGCATGATCTGCGTACCCAACAGCCCATCATCTAGCCAGTATTCGACCGACTGCTCACCGATGACAATTACAGCTTTGTACAGGTCGCTAGTCGTGATCTGAGCCAGCGTCCGCAGCACGCCCGTTTGCGTCGTCACGCCGTTGAAGCGCAGTTCGCCAATCAAGCCCGCGGTAGTCAGTCGAAGCCATACGCCGTCGGTCGGTTCCGTCGTCGCTGCCGTCGGAAGCCCGAGGCCCATCAGCCACACTTCGTTGGTGACGAGCGCCGCCGTGAACTGCCCGAAGGTGAACTCGACCGACAGAGGCGCCGTCCCGATCAACGGGAAGTATTGGAACGTCCGCATGAATGCGCCATGCGCGTTCGTCGTTCCCTGCACAACCGAGAAGTTAACCGTACCCGCGCCAGGCTGTGCCGCTGTCAACGTGTTGAACGTGTACGACCACAGCGCCGTATTTTGCGCCGCCGCATTGAACGAATCGGTGAACAGCACCGTGTCAATGCCAACGCGAAGCCGGAAGTCAATCGAAGTTTCCGGCGCTTTCAGCGTGCGAACCCCGGTATACGTTCCAGAGTCGTTTTCGCTATGGATCGCGACGTTTCCAGCCTGCGAGGCGATCAGCGGGAGATTGACCTCAAGATTACCGTTTGCGTCTAGCGGCGCCCCGATCGTGATAGACATTAGTTGCGCACCCAGTGAACGGCGTATTGCCCCCAAGTCTGATCGGGGCAGTAACCGCGGATCTCAAACCCGACGCCTGCCGTAATAGCGCCCGGGAGAAGTTGCACATTGCTGATTAGCGCCTCGTCCGCCGAGTGATCCGCCGTCGCCGCGTATTGCAGCGAAACCGTCACCTCCGACGCCGCGCCGATGCCAGCATCCGCAACAGACACACTCGCCACGTCCGTCTCGCTTGTCGGCGATCCGCCGAAGTCGATAGTTGCCGTGCCGCTGGCAATTCCGCCGCCCCCAGGAGGCGCCGCCCATGTGCCATCGGCTCGCAAAAAGTTCGCCGTTCCGCCACCGCTGGCCGGCACGATGCCGTCATCGGCCGAAGTAAACAGCGTGGCATCTAGCGTGACCGGCCCATTAGCGCCGCCGTCGGTAATGCTGATGGCGTTGCCAGCCGTTAGGACGCGCTCTGCCGACAGCCCGCCATCTAGTGCCAGCGTGACGTATTGCGCGCCGCTCGGGGCGCCAGGCGTGACCGTAGAGGCTATCGTCACGGTTGTGCCCGGGCCACCGTCCGTAATGCTGATGCCAGAGCCCGCCGTCAGCACTCGTTCGGCAGTCAGACCGGCATCAAGCCCGAGCACGACATACGAAGCGCCCGTCGGCGCTCCACCGCCACCGCCGCCACCGGCATTGACTGCGTTAGTCAGGCGCCACGCCCATTCGTACCAAGCCCGATCCCATTGGCCGGAGGAAGTCCCGATAGGCTGCGTCTGAGTCGGAAGATAGACGCTCACGCCGCCTCCATAAACGCACCGATAAACACAGCCTTGACCGGGTCAGTCAGGGACACTTCAAACAGCCAATCCCGCGCCCAGCCGAGGCGCCGGAACACGGCACGCTGCTGGTAGACGCCCTCCGAACCAATCGGGCGCCACAGTTCGTTAGACCAAGTGTGTCCACCGTCCTTGCTGGTGCGAAGCCGCAATTGCGGGTTCTCGCCCGCACCCGTGACCGTCCCGACGCCCATCTCCATGTCGATCCACATTTCCGACACGCTCATGGGATCTCCGCGGAAGATGTGCCGACCCACAATCTGCCGCTGCACCGCCTGCCCGTTCTCGGTGTAGATGTACGGGTCCTGCCGATACAGCGCGCCGCTCGAGCGGTCGGAGACATACATCGCATTGCGGTAGTTGACCGCAATCTCACCGATGTGCATGCCACCGTCTGCCGACTCCAGTTCGGACCACGCTTGCGAGGCAGCGTCATACAGCCAGGACTTGCCCGCGCTCGGGAAGCTAATTTCGTACATCGGATGCCCGCCGAGCATGTACGAATACGCCGTCGCGTTTTCCGTCGCCGGATAGTCGTTTATCAAATAGTCCATCTCCGGAATCGAGATTGGCACCACCTGATAACCATCCAGCCGGCACACTTGCACTTGCCCCTGCTGATTGCGCCCGAGGAACGCACACGTCTGCCCAAGCCGCGCAATGGACTGACGAGCCGCAAGGCCCCACTGCGCCGCCGCCGAACCCACCCAGGCATACGGCTGCGCCGCGTCCGCCGTGGTCGCCCAGAATTCCACAGTCGTCTCGCCGAACAGCAGCAGATTGCCGTTCTGTGCGTACACCGCAATGAGTTTGTCCGGGTTAGCCTCTGCCGTCGCCCGGTTGAGGCTCGGCCATGTGTCGGCGTACAAGTCAGACCATGCAATCTGCCCAGTGCCCGGGACCTCGACAATCATTCGGCCGGACAGGAAACAGCACGTAGTGGCCCCGTTCGGAAAGTCCGCATCCGCAATCGTGCTGAAAACGTTCGTGTTGACGTTGTAGTAATACCCCGCCGTCCCGTCCACCATCAGGATGCGCGTGCCGTCGTCGGCCATGTTCACGCGGCCGCTCGAGGTGCCAAACGTCCCGAGTTCCGTAATCCCTGACGCGGCGTTGATGCTGTAGAACTTATCGAACTGCGCCGCATACAGCAGATCGGACACAGACACGGTATGCATGCCGCGGATCGGCGTTGCGCCCAGCGACACAAACGGCGCCAGGCCCGGAGTCGGGAAGTACGCCACGCGCGTCTTGTCCTGCTCGAACTGGATTTCGGCGTACAAGTTCACGCGCCGCTGTGCAGTCACGTTCGGTGACTTGCCCTGCACGCCGAGTCCGAACAGTTGAATTGGCTGCGTCATCGGTACGTGTCCGAATAGACGTTGTAAGCGAGCGAGTTGTACAGCAGCGCATAGTCATACTTCAGGAGTTGATCCTGCCGATTGAGCCGCTTCAGATTGCCGAGCGACAAGTCCGCCTGCCGCTGAATGTTCGGGGTTACCGGCTTGCCGTAGTCGTCGGCAATCTCGACAGCCAGATTGAAGATGAGCGCCCGCGCGTAGCCCGGAGGCAGGTTGATCGCGTCGTTATAGGTGGCGAACGACTGCACCTGGGCGAACGTGTCGAGATAGATATCCATCGCCACGCTCGGGATCGGGTACAGCGTGACGTTCCCGACCGGATACTCGCGGTCATAGAACAGCACCATCGGAATGCCGCCCACCGTCTTGTACGGGATGCCATCGAACTGCACCCGATCAATAGGCCGGATCGGGTAATCGACGTTTTGGTATCTCGCGAAAGCGTTCACGATCTTGACCGGGCGCGTAGCGTTCCACGTCTGCCCCGTGCCGATTGCGTACGTTCCAACACCCGCCGTTGCGGCGTAGCTTTGCTGTTCAATCGTGTAGACCGCGAGCGACTGAGTCCACCACGAATCGAGCAGACCGTTGATAGCATCAAGCCCGCTCTGCATGTCGGCATCGGTCAGCGTCTCTTGCGTGCCGATCACGACAAGCTTGCCGAGCGCCGCTCGGATCAGATCGCCGACCGTGTTGTATGCCATTACGCCACCTTGCGCGGGCGACCCGGGCCGCGACGGATGACCGCCGGCTCGTTCGCTTCTTCCGGCACATCGCCCGCCCATTCGGCAAGCTGCGCCAGTTCTCCGGCCTCGTCCTCAACGACGACTTCCTCGCCGTTCGGGCCGTAAATCATCTTTGGGTACTCGAGGAACATTTGCGCTCCTAGTTGCCGGAGAAGGCTTGCGCCCTCCCCGGCATAACGCCATTAGTCCGGCGTAGTGGGCGAGTTATTGATAACGCACCAGTCAATCCGCGTGGTCGCAGTCGCGTTGGCCGTGCCGTAGATCGTGAACGATCCCGCAGCAGGCACAACACGCTCCACACGCAGCAAGGTGGTGTCCGCCGTGGTCTGCGCCACGACGGCCATTACGAAGCTACTTGCGGTGACGTACGGATTGGTGATGACGACAGACGACGCGCCGGCCGCGATAGCGCAGGAGCCCTTCATTGCGTTCGCAGTGGCCGCACCCGTAGTCGGTACCGCCGTGCTGTTGACCGCGATACCTTGGGCGATCATTGCCGCTTCCGTAGACGCCGGAAACTCGCAAATCTGCCCTGCCGGGTAGCCCGAATATGCCTGGTTGAGAAGAACAGTCATGTTCGTGCCTCCTTACACCGCAGCGATGACAGCGAGTTCGGGGTACGTTGCCGCCCATCCGAACAAGATGTCAAAACGCATGATGTAGTTGTCGTTTACACCGTCGTAAAACTCGGTGACCTTCATATTGATGCCGCGGTGCGACTCTTGCGCCACGCCGATGACGCCCTTGCCCGAAGGCGGCGCGTAGAGCGGCACAGTTGCCAGCGTGAAGGCATCACGGTGATAGGCGACGTTACAAGCGTACGCAGCCAGGTTGCCTTGGAACACGTTTAGCGCGGCGTTGTTGGCCGGAGAAGCCGTCACGTTCTGGAAGGCGCCGGAAGGCGTCAGAGCGGGCGCGATAGGAATCGACGTAGCCGCGGCAGCCACGTCCGCCGTCACGGTGAACTGCGCAAGCACGCCGGTGGACTGGCGAGACTGCGGGTTAACCGCAAACACGTTGGCGAAGGTGATCTTGCTGCCACGGGTGATCGTGCCCGTGATCGCCGCACCGTTCACAGTGATGGTGGAACCGGATTGCCCGGCACCGTTCACCGCGTTAGCCGCCGTCGCCGGCTGCGTGCCCGGCGTATGGTTCACGACGTTCTGATCCATGCTCACGTTAAAGCCGAGAGCATCGACGACCATGCCGCTGCCATACTGTTCCGTGACCTTGGACTGCGAGTTGAACAGCCCGGCGAGACCTTGAATCATGCCCGCGTTAAGCGCCGGATTCATGACAAAGGACCGCTGCCGATCACGAGGCGCCGCCATCTCGTCGAGACGCTGGCCCACGTTCGTGAAGAACTGCAGCGCTTGCGCTTGCGTGGTCGGAACCGCGCCAGTACCGGCCGGCGACAGAATCGCGTTATACGAAGCCGTGCGCGCAAGGTCGAGCCCTTGCCGGTCGATTTCGTTAGCAACAGTCGCCATGGCACCCATGAGCATGGGTTCCATCTGCGCAATGCTGAGAGTGCGTTCCTGAGAGTTGAAGTTCAGGTCCGTGCCGCCCTGCGTCAGCGTCAAAGGCACAGTGGTTTGAATGGTCGCCTGCGGAACTGCCACGCGACCCGCGCGCCACGTATACCGAGGCGGCCGCTTGATGTTGATAGTCTGCCCAGGCGCATAACCGCGGGCCATGTTCGAAGTGAATTCACTTTCCCAAGAGCGGTTCACGCCCTTGGCAAAAGTGAGCATGTTCTCCAGGATCGCAAGGGATTCCTTAGCGACTACACTGGTAGTTGCGAATGAATTAGACACGGCAAGTACCCTTTAAAACGGGTTGATTCCTTACCGGGCCCAGTTCGGCCTTTGCTTGCGACGCCACTCCGTGTAATCCTGCATAGACATCTTCGCGGGATCAGGAGACGTAGAGGAGCCGCTGCCAATAGGCTTGATTGGGTCCGGTGCCTTGCTCACGCGCGGCGCCTTAGTCGTCGCCAGATCGGCTTCAATCCGCACCAGTGCGCGCACTTGCTGCACCGGGGATAGCTGACTGATACGACTTGCTTCCGCAGGGTTTTTAGCTAGGTGGTACGTGAGCAACGCACCGCTTTCACTTTCTAGGATCATTTGCCGCATCACTTGCGACAAAGGTGCTTCTACTAAGAACTCTTCAATCGTCGGGACAATGTCCGGCACCGTGGCCGCCAGTTCGTGAGCGGTCTTCTCAAACCGCTCCGCCTGTTCCCGAACGCTTGCTTGCTGCAAGTCTTGACTGCGCCTCGTTTCAAACTCGGCGAGCCGCTTTTCGAGCTTCTGTTCCGCCTTCCATTCCGCACGCGCTTCGATGTATTCCTCATACGTCTCGAATGCATCGCGCTGCGGTGCGGCGTCTGTCGGCTCCGCCTTCTGCACGGGTGCAGCGCGTTCTTCCGACATACGCTTGTAGAGTTCCGCTTCGGCCTCTTTCCTCGCGAGATACGCCGCATTGCGCTTGGACTTTCGCACAATGCGATCCACCTCCTCCTGCGAGTAGACCTTCGCCGGCTTCTCTTCCTTCTCTTCCTGCTCCGCTTCCTCTGCCTGTTCAGGCTCGGCCGCGGGTTGCTGCTCCATCAGTTCGGCGAGCGGATGCGGTTCTTCCGCAACCACGCCGCCTAAGCTGGTTTCTTCCATGGTCCTGCCTCCATCGACAGCGAGTCCGCATCTCGCGGGTCGCGTTTCGGGGATGCTCCGTCATCTCGACGGTGCTTGCGCCGTATAAACAGCCTTACTGCGTTAACTGTTCAACCCATATGCAACAAAGTCATCAAACAAAACACCAAGCGCAGATGACGCCTGCAATCCGGCCTTAGTTCCGCCAATATGCGTGCTTGATTGGACGGAATGAATCAGCATCCCGCGCCAATACACATCGATGTTTTGGCCGTCACATTCCACGCGCAACCATTGCGGCAGCGTTGCCGGCGATGGCAAAAACGAAATTGTCTGATTAACCACCACGCTGCCGCTTACAATGTTTTGAAACAGAACGCTAGTTAGCGCGTTCATCCCAACGCGCCAATAATTGTTTGCGTCCACAAACCTAAACATTAGCCAGCCTTGCCCGCTGGCCGGAAGCGCAGCCATGCGCACTTGAACGCACATATCACTGGCGCCCACTTCTACCCACGCCCGACAGTTGTTCGTGTTTAGATTGGTAGCGGAGCCCGAACCATCACGGTTGATCGTGTTTGCATCCACTTGTGTCCAAGGCGACGTGAGCGCTGCAGCACCACCCGTGAACGGGTCCGCGTGTGCAACAACAGACGGCCTATCTTGCGCGCTGACCGAGAACTGACTTTGCGCAATTGCAATAGCATCTGTCCGAAGCGTCTCTTTTCTGTTCATCTGCAGAGACTGCAACGCAATTCTCCAGTTAGGCGCCCCCTTGTTTGATATGTAACCAATGTAAGCCCAGGCTTTATTCTGCTCAACAATCAACGAGGATCGATAGTTTCGATTGCTCCTGTTTAGGCGACGAATGCTAAAGCTTGCTCCGTCCGTGTCGCTTTGCCACATCCACAACGACCCGCCGCCCGAATTGTTGTCTTGAACGATTGCAAGCACTCTTCCGCCTTCAAGACGATGCAAAGACGAATGCCACCACGTCAGGGAATCCGGGTGCGTTGGAGTAACCGTTGTCGGGACCACCGCGCTCCAACTTGTAATAAGATCGCCCGCCTTTGCCCATCGTTGAACCGGGAACCCGACCCCGTCCAGATTGTGCGTAATGATTACCCACTGCGTTCCGTTAAACCAAAAACTGGGACTGCCAAAATCTTGACTTGCTGTACTGCCAGTAAGCAAGACGGCAGGCGCGCTCCACGTTTTTCCATCGTTGGATCGCATACACATAAGTTGATTGGTAGAACTAGAAGTCAAGCGCCTGCGATACATTAGATACAAGTACCCATCCGTGTGCCAATACAAATGAACATCAGCGTTGTAGTCCGTCGGGCCAGTTGTTGGCTTGTCCACAATTGGATTTACAGCGCCGGGCGGGACAATCCACGAATCTAGATCATTGCTACAGAATACGCATGGATTTTCGCGGGCAGAATCCGAAGACGGATAAGGCGTGAGTGCAAGCCAGTATTTGTATCCGTTTAGTTTGTTCGGAATGACGACTGTGCTCGGATGCACGACCGATCGAGACTCATCCGTACCATCAAAGTACGGACTTGGAATATTCAGCAGATCAAACGGCATTCCCTCGAAGTAAATGTCGTTCATTGAGATAGGCCGCTGCAGCGCATCCTCTGCTCTTGGGCGCCATTTGTCATCGATGTCAGCCGCATACACGACCGCCGCGCCCAGGCTGTTAAGTCTTGTGATTTGTCCGTTTACTGAAAAGTAGACGTTAGGCCCTAGCAACAACATCGCATCGGGCCGCGTTGTAAACGTGTCCCCTTGTATTTCGTACACACCCGGCGTGTACAAAGACACCATTGCATTGGCGTTTAGTGCGGACTGAATAGCATTGCTATTTTGCGCGGCCCCACTTGCCGGATTTGCCCCTAACAGTTCCGCAGCAAGTGTTTTTGCTGGCGCCGATTCCACAGAAAACGGCGCATTCGGGATATAAGTGCTCCCGTTTGTCAAATTAGACGAAGCCGCCAATTGCGAGACAAGCGCCGCCTCTGTCGCTCGGTCCAGTTCTACGACGGCATTGGCGGGGAACCCGTTAAACGGGCGCAAAAGTCTGACGGTCATTGCATCGGTCCTTGTTCAAATCCGGTTCCCATCACGGGAGCGGGAACAAGCGCATCGGCGAGTTGACCGAGCGCCGCTTCGATTTGCTGGATGCGACCGCCCAAGTCTTGGAGCGGCTGCATTTGTGCCTTCATTTCCTCGACGACGACCTTCGTGGTCGCGTCTACGTCAATCTTGTACTTCTCCAGCCTGCGATCCTCGGCCTTCTGCGTCGCTTCGGCTTTCAGCATCTGGTTCTCGCGCTGCAGGACCTCGATGTATTGCGTCGCCTGCTCGATCTGCTGTACAACCTGCGGAGGCAGGTCCTCTTCTTCTTCGTCCTTCTCGCGCGTGAGTTCGGGCGGAATGGTTTTCTTGATCCGCTCGGCAATCTCCTCGGCGCCGGGCCAGTCCATTGCCTTGACGACCTTGTCGCCGGCAATGTCCATGAGCTTCGGCCAGGACTGCCCGAATTCCACCATGGCCTGGGCCGCTTCCTGCCGCATCGTCGAGTAGGCCGGGCCAGTCGTTACCGTAACGTCATACGTGCCGACGCGAACATCGTTCAGCACGTTTTCAATGGTCTGGATTTGTTGCGTGAACTCGTCGAGTTCGTGCTTCATCTCGACCTTGTTTACCGTCTCGAACTTTAGCGATTCGTCTTCGCCCATGATCCGCACGACACGCTGTGTGTCGTAAATCTTCGGAATCCACGAGACGATGACGCGCCCGGCATGCCGAATGGCGCGCGACAGGTTGTCCACGTAGTGATAGTTCGCGACATCGCCTTCCCGCTGTCTCGCAAGAATCGCGCGCCCGCTAGTCTCATTGCCACGCGCACCGAGCGACGCATCGAAAATGCCGGTTGTCGCCTTGATGTTGTCGTTAGCGTGCATCGCCATTGCGAGCATGCCGCTCGGAATGTCGGCCGGCTGTGAACGCTGCGGAGGCGGAACGAGGATGCCGTCAACCGTCGTGGGCTTGTACGTCAGATAAGCGAAGGACCGATTGTTAGCCTGCGACCACTGATCCTCGTAATCCTCTGCCTGCCCTTCGGCCATGATGAACGGCGTCTTCGGGCGCAGTGCAACCTCTTCCGTGGCCGACGTGAGCCAGTAGTTATAGGCCCTCTGCGGGTCCTTCGCGAACCGCACAACGCCGCTACGGATAACCTTGCCGTCTAGGTCAATCTCATCGCCGTAGACCGGGAAAACGGGGATGAAGCGGCCCGGGATCTCGCGCTCTTCGAGCACGTCGTAACCCGTGCACTTGCGCCACATAACCACGCGCTTATGCGTCGGACGTTCCTTGACGCAGAAAGCCGGGTCATAGTTCGGCATCTCGTCTTTGTAGCCCGTCGTACCGTCAGCCATCAGGCACAGCGTGGCCGGCTTCAGTTCGATCCGGTAGTACTCGGCCACGCGCACGGAATCGACGGACAGCCATTGCACGTTTGCATCGCCGGGACCAGTCGGCCAGTTCGCCGAGTCGGATGCGTTCGCCTTCGGGTATTCGCGCTTGAACTCGTCGCGCGGCACTTCTTCGCTGATGACACACCAGAGCATGTCGGAGCCGTCGGGCTCCAGATGCGGCCCGCAGTAGACCGTAAACGGGTTGCGAATCCTCTTGAACTTGATGTCCTGGTCAAAGGAAGTTTCGTCGCAGTATTCCGTGACGAGCCGGAAGTACCCGAAGCCGATCTGCACAGCGTTCGCCGTTGCGCTGTCATAGCAAAAATCGGCATTGCTGCTGTACTCGATATGCCGGATCAAGCCCTGGATGATCTGCGCAGTCTCAACGTCCGCGTTGTCATCGACGGGATGAATCTTTATCGACGGCTTGTTCTGCCGCTGATCGTTCGTGATCTGGTGGATAAACGCAGGCAGTTTGTTAATCGTGAGGCACGGCCGTGCTTCCAACTCCCGCGTGCGTCGCCACGCATCGGGCCACTGCTGCCCGGCCACGAAGCGCAAATCCTCCAAGGCTTCGGAACGAGTATCGGCATCGAAGTCCACCGCCCACTGCACGCGCTTGCGCAATTCGGCAAGGATTCCGTCCTTGTCGTATGCGAGCTTGCCGTCGTCCGCGTCGATGGTGTCGTCGTTCATTGCGGCACCCGAACCATCAGCACTTCCGGCTCGGCCTGAAAGCGCACGAAGCCATGACGCGCGTAGAACGCTTCGAGCTGGTCGCTCGTCATCTCGCCTTCGGACTTGACCTCCACGAGCAGCGCCACCGCATGCTGATCGGCTGCGCTCGTCAAGTAGTGCATCAGCGCCGTGCCCCAACCCTTGCGCCGCTCGGACTCCGGCACATGCACGCTAGTGACTTCGCGAAGACTGTCCGCCAGATCGGCACGCAGGCCGATGTCCGCGTGCCCGACGTAACAGGAGGCAGGGCCGAGAGTCAGGTTGCGCGGCGTCATGCCATCCACCCCATCGGCGCGATGTAGTTCTTGCCCACCGGGTTGCCGTACTCGTCGAGTTCCTTCGCCTTCTCGACCTTCGCGCCCTTCAACACGCCCGGGAACAGTTCGGTAAGGCCCCAGATGACCGCGTCAGCACGGTTCGGAGACTTGTCGCCGAGATAGCCCACGGTCGAGAACGCGCACAGTTCGTCCTCGAGTTCGGGAAAGTAGCCGACGTGGCGGACCTTGCCCTGCTCATACAGCGACGAGATAGGCTCGGCGCGCACGACCTTGCCGCGGGATGCCGTGACCTTCTTGAACGGCGTGCGCGGGCGCGCAGCCTGCACGACCATGCGCACCATGTCGCCGCCGTAGTTCGTCTCGCCCACGACTACGTCCGCGTCATGCCGCTCGAATGCGCTTGTGGATACCTTGCCCCAGGTTTCGGGACCGGCTTTCACGGTGCAGTCCTCAAGCACGTACGCATTGCCATCGGTGCCGAGCCCGACGACTGCAATCCCGATAGCATCGTTATCCGCGTTGTCTACGTCACCCGAGCCCGAGGGATCGACCGCCACGACGACACGCACCATGTCGGGCAGTTTGGCATCCAGAATCCGCCATTTGTCGATGACCTCATCGGAGAACAGCGCATTCGGCGTGGCGTCTGCGAACTCGCCACGCAGGAACCGCTTCTGCAGTCGCGGCGACAGCCCTTGCAGCGTCTCCAAATACCCAGCCGGCAGGTTCTGCGCGTTGTCCTGCGGATTGATCTGAAAGTAGTCGTAGTCTGCCGGCCGCTGCAGTGTCAGCTTGCTGTCCGGGTCGCGTTTCTCGACGAACAGCCGATAGGTCCAATGCGCTTTGCTAGGCGGGTTGCAGTCGTAATACATGCGCGGCTGCAGGGGAGCTTCGCGCCCGTCGAATCGCTGCGTGACAGACTGCGCTAGGCGCGTCACGGCTAGATCGCGCGAGGACTGCGGAATCTGCGAGCACTCGTTCAGGTAGATCGTGGCGAACTCTTTGCCGAGAATCTTCTCGGTGCGCTCTTTGTCATCCAGTCCGCCGAACCAGATTTCCGAGCCGTTCGGAAACGTCGCAATCCAGTCGGTGCGGTTGAGTTCATACCGCACAGCCGGGAACGCCAGTTCCATGACCTTCGGGAACGTCTCCTGCACAATGCTGGCTTTGCAGTGCGCGAAGGCGAAACGGAAGATGGCATGCCGAGACTTAGCCGCCTTGAGAGCCCGCATAACGACGTTACGCACGAGCAGGAACGTCTTGCCACTGCGAGAGCCGCCGAAGAGCATCAGATGCGTGGCAGGCCCTGTCAGGACCTCTTGCGCGCGTAGTTGCTTCTGAGTAAGGGCGAACGTCACAGCTTCTCGTCCTGCTGCGTGGCCTTCACCTCGATAGCGCCGCCGTCCTTGCCCGTCAGTTCGGTGCGCTGAAGCTTGGGCACGTGGTACTCGACTACGTCCATGAAGCAGTTAAACGCCGTCTTGGCGCCCTCTTCACGGGCAATCTCTTCAAGCCAGCCCTGCAACTTGTCGGCATTGCCATCGACGAAGCGAGCAATAGCCTCGCGAGCTAACGCAGTCGTCTTGTTCGGAGCGCCAGGCGGCCGCCCCATACGAGACTTTTTTTCGCTATTAAAGTCTTGCGACATCGTCACGACTTCGTAATGTCCAAAGCCGCCGCCTTCGTCCTGAACGCCTGTTCAGCCGAAACGACAGCCGGGCGCAGAGCATCGAGGTCGGCATTGAGCCGGTCTATCTGCGCTTCGAGCGCCCTGATTTGGGTAACGATATCTTCGGCCCGAGTGCGCACGGATTCGAGCGAATCCAGGGAACTGCGCACTTCGTCAAACGTAGCCATAGACGGACCTATCCCACGGGATAAAGTCCTTATACGGAATGCTGCGTCAAATGTGTTTTACATTTGCAGCATGAAGTTGTCGGAGCCGTTCGCCGACATGCCAGGACGGTTCAGTTCCCGGTTGCCGCAACTGCCCGATGCGTGCGCGAGTGCAGCCGCAGTGCCGTGCGATGCTGGCGCAGTTCCACACCATGCGCCCGTCGGGATGACGTAGGCGTAGGAGTTCAGTGATGAGGGTTGGCCAGTTCAAGCCGCCTCCCGTTTCGCTACCGGCAACGACTCCCGCACGATCATGGCAAACGTGAGCAAGTCCATCTCGACCCACGCGCCCCCATAGGAGTTCGTCATGCTGGCCATGCTGCTTAGGCATACGGAAACATCCTGCAGCAGCACCCTAACCCGCCACGGCTGGCGAGAGGCCCGGTAACACAGCGCCGGCATCCGTCCGTCATGATTGCCCTGCGCCTTCGCCTGCTCCCACCATTCCGACCTGAACCCGGTTTCGTGCCGCTTGCACTCAATCGCCCAGCCGGGGATTTCAATGCCATCTGCCCCGCCCTTGCGCGCCTGATCCACGTTTCGGCGAACCACGAAGCCGAGATGCTCAGACAGCAAGTTGAACAGTTCCCGCTCCGCTGCTGCGCCTTTGTTGCGTTGCATGGCACCCATCACAATTCCCCCTTCAGCCACCGATTCAACTGCGCGTCATCAACCCGCGCCGAAGACCTCGCAGCCCGTGCAGCCGCAGCGACCTTGCGCTTGTGCCTGGCAATCCGCTCCCTCGACCTTGCCCACAGCAGCGCAGCCACGCAGCCCACTACAAGCCCGGTCCAGAGGCCGAACACGAAGCCCCACTCGGTTGCGCTCATACCGTCACCTCGCGTTCAGTCTCGACGCTCTCGGGCAGTGCGGGCGGGTCAATGCGGATAAGGCGGGAAAGTTGCGGCCCGAACCCGCCGCCCTCAACGTCTGCAATAGTGGCGCTAAAGCGTTTCCCGCAGCCCCAGCATTGCCCGTCAGCCAGACGAATAACTGACACGACGCGAAACGCAAAACCGATCTTGTTTTTTGATCCACAGCACGGAGTCGGCTTGACCACCATCACCACATCCCCCGCCTTGATATCGCTCATGTCACCACCACCCAAACCAGACGCCGGTGCCATGCACCCAAGCGATTGGGAACATGATCGCGCCAGCGATGAGAAAGCCCCACGACCCGTGCACGAAGCACGTGTACAGATGCGTGCCCCATGAGGCGACCGCCCACACGAGGAATGCTATCCACCACCATAGCGCGCTCATTTCCCCTGCTCCTTCTCCCTTAGCTGCTCCAGCTTCCGCTTAAGCGACAAATCCATCTCGAGCAGCGTGCGTTGCACAGCCTCGTCCTGCTCCCGCTTAACCCGCTCGATCTCGCGCAGGTAGTCGGACGTGTACGGCTCTCGCTTGTTCATTCGTTCACCCATCCCGGCGCGTATTCAATCGTTGAGCGCACGGGCCAGGACGGCACCGTATGCGGCCCCCACAAATCAACGAGAGGCAGGCCAGTGCTGATGCGCTCGCCCGGTTTGTAAAGCGCCAGCAGCACCCGCCGTTGCTTCGGACTGGAGAGCTTGCGCGGTGCGGCCGGTTCGGGCGCTTCGTCGCGGAACTCGTGCTTCTGCTCCGTGCGCCGGTAGACGTACATCGGGCCGAATGGGGTTTCTTTCGTAAACGCGACTTCGGCAAAGCCGCCCTTGCACATGTGCCGCAGCCAGTTTTTGACCTGCTGCGTTGTCGCCTCTTCACAGACACCCTCGACCTCGTGCCGCGTGACGAGTTGCCCCGTCTGCCACCAGTCAAGCTTCGGCAGGCAGCGCCACAGCGCGAGGGAGTGTTTCCGGGTAATCGCAACGGTTGTCATGCTTGTTTCCTCCTCGCCTTCCTCGGCGGTTCGTCAGCAATAACCGGGACGACGGACACGCATCCCGGATTCGATTCGGCGCCATCGACGTAAAGGGCCGCGCCAGGCCCTAGGAGCGGCGCAGGGACGCGCAGGCTACCCTCCATGCTCCCGGTTGGTTTAAACGTCACCATGCCCGCCACAACGCGGACGCGGGCCATCCGCGATCCGGTCGGGGAGATGATTTCGATTTCTACGGCGTCGCTCATTCGTCGTCCCCGTACTCGACCGGATAGCCCGGGATGTCGGCATCGACGTATCGCCCCGTCACGGAGTCGTAACGCAGGGAAGCCATGCCGATGCGGCCCAGGTGGCGGAACTTGACCTTCTGCACGTAGACGCGGGTTTCGGACGGCCGACCGTCCTGCGCGGCTTTGGTATCGCGCCAGACGGTGATGCAGTTGTCCGGCTTGTTGAAGAAGTGCGCAGAGCCGGCGATGTCGTAGGGCGTCGGCACGGGCCGCTCCCCGGTTTGCCGGTCGGCCTGAAGCTTCGCGGGATGCGCGACGATGAAGAGATGCGCCCCGGTTCTGCGGGTGAGCGTGACCGCCATCGAGAGGCATTCGGAGATGTATTCCGTCTCGCTCATGTGCTGCGGCCGGCGATGCTCCAGACGGTTCCACGGATCGAAGATGACGCCCGGCTGCGTGTTGCCGTCGGCGCACCGCATGGCGAAGTCACGGGCGACGGTTATCAGGTCGATAAAGTCGTCGTCGTCCTCGAACTCCGCAAACTCGACGCGGGCGCCGATGCCCTCGGCGTGGTTCATCTCGTGATCGATCTGCGCCTTCGTCATGCGCCGTCCGCCGCCTTCGCGGAACCGATGGCCCAAGCGCCGCTCCAGCATCTCGGCAAGGTGCAGTTGGGTTGGTTCGTACTCGGGCGAGCAGAAGAGAAACCGCCACGGCTTTTCGTGGCGCATGGTCAGCAGGTTGACCGCGACGGCATCGACCCAGGACGATTTCCCGTGGCCCGGGATGCCGGTCACGACCGTCACCTGGGCGGGGGCGATGGTCCACAGACGGTCGATGCAATCCCACCCGGTCGAGGCGCCGGCCGACAGTCCGCGGGCGTACAGGTCGAGGAGCGGCTTGGTAAACCACGCGGCTTTTTGGACCTTCATGCGCGTCGCTCCAGGCGTCGGCGCGCGGCGGATTCGGCGCGGAATTTTTCGGCAGATCGGCGCAGGATTCGCGCCCAGTTCTTCGAGTTTTTCAGCGAGCCGACCGACCCGATGATGGCGCGGCAAACCTCGGCAAAGTCCGCATCTCCGAGGGCTGCGCGCACCTCGTCGAAGTCGTCCTCGGGATGCGTCAGCACGTACTCGACGGCCCGCCGCAGAGGCGGAATCGACATGTCCGCAGGGTCAACGTCGAGGGCTTGCAGGGCTTCGGCAGAGTGCATGCCGATGGTCACGATGTGCCCTTGCGCCATGGTCCACAGGTCGAATTTCTCGGCGGAGTGGGTCATACGAAAGCCCCCGAATCCGGGCGCGGCGGCACTCTCGGCGGTGCCTTTTCGTTGCGCACCCAGTTGCGCCAAGTCGCTGACCAATCAAGCTTTGTTGCGTCTGCGCCGGCTTTTGCGGTCCAGTAGTCGCGGAAGCGTTCGATGGTCTCCGGGATGTCCAGGTCCGGACGTTTCGCCCTAGCCCAAGCCGCGTCGATTTCGGACGGAACCCACCCAGGGTCTAGGCGCGCCCCCCGGCGCGCACTGTCTCCTCTTGAGACGGTGTTTATTCTCTCTCTGGTGTCTGGTGTCTGGTTAGGTTCGGCTTTCGTGTCACGATCAGAGCACGATTCGTGGTCCGTTCGTGCATCGTTTCGTGCTTCTCTTCGTCGCTTTTCTCGTTCCACGGCGATTGCACGATTCGTGTCCGCCTGTGTGTTTGCCTTCGTGATTTCTTCGTCGGCCCTGCGGTTCACGAGTCCTGCTTCGGTTTGTGTCCAGAAGCGTGCTGCAACCGTGTCGATAGCGTCGCGCTCGGCCTTGTCTTGTGCGCGCAGCATGCGGTGCAGTGCCTTGCCAGTCGGCAGTGGCTGCTCGGTCGCGTAGTAATGCTGGAGCATCAGCAGATAGGCGCCATGCTCAACGATGGACAGGTGCGCTGTGTCGCGCTGATAGTCGCCGATATAAAGCTTGAACCAGTTCACGCGATCCCCCGCTTTAATTCCTGCCTCATGACTTCCTGCGGTGTCCGCTGCTTATGCAATTGCCGCGCTGCCTCCATAGCGATGCGGGCGGTTTCCTGGTCGCCGTACTCGCCGCACACGATCTGCAGTTTCGTCAGTTCGTGGAGCGTCGTTTCGAGTTGTTCGTCGCGGGTCATCGCACATGCCTCCACGTCCGAAACGAGCGCACGCCCTCGATAGTGCGAACGTGCAGGCCGAGCGATTCGGCCCACTGCCGCGCAGTCCGGCTGCTAGCGGTGCGGCGGATCTCGCGCACAAGATCCGGAGTTAGCCGGGCATGCGGCAGATCGTTGCCGCGGCGGCAGTACAGATGCGGACAGGCGAGATAGTCGGCGCGGGTCATGCCGCGAAAAGATCCCGTTCGCCCTTGCATGCCTGCGCCAGATTCGCGACGGCCTGCAGCACGGTGAGCTCGTGGATTGCGGTTTCTAGTTGTTGGTCGCGGGTCACTCTATGTCTTCCTCCGGCACATCCTCGACGCTGCGCACCATCCGCCCCGCGATGTTGTTGCCGAGCACCAGCCAATCCACGTATTCGGGCGGATAGCACCTGTGTGCCTTCGGCGTCGCCTTCAGTTCCAGCAGATCAAGAAGTGCCGCAATCCGGTCTATCTCGCCGTCCGACTTCCAGCGGGAGACCATCGTTTCGGACACGCCGAGCGCGTTCGCCACGTTCGCTTGCCCGACTGACGCAAGCCCGCGCAAGAGAGCGGACTTTGTCTTGCGGGCGGCATCGCTGGCTGCGACGTAGGATGCGGACATGACTACTCACCACCCAAAAAAGAGCCCCGCCCATTGCTGGGCGAGGCGCAACCGCCACGGATGGCGGACGAGGGAGACGAGCAACACACTGGCGTCATTCCGCGCCCTCTTCGGCGGGAATGAAAAACGGGTAAGGCTCTGTGCCTTCGGCCTCGTGCTCGCACAGACACCGCGCGCTCGGCGTGTAGTGATCTGCGGCAACGGCATCCAAAAGCGACAGATAACGCTCGCACTTGTGCCGGATGTCGCACGGCAACTTCTCGGCGTCAATGCCCTGGCAGCGCGAGACGTCGGCGGGGAGCATCTATTCAGCCCTCGGCTTACCGCGCCACAGACCGCCGACGATGCGCAGCCCCTTGTGCTGCATCTCGTCGTCCGTCATGCAGCGCCGATCCTTGCCAAAGTCACCCGTGCGGTGCTTGTCAAAGACGCTAGTGCGGGAGAAGTAACGTCCGCAGGCTGCGCATTGGCAGCGATTGCCGGTGAGGTTCATGCGGCCTCCGTTGACCGTTTGAACTTCGGCGCCGGATCTTCCGCATCGGCCTTGAGTGCGCCTTCGCTGGCATGCTGGATTTGGAACTGGCGTGGCCACGGAATCCAGCCGGCCTTTACCCAACCAGCTACCGTGGGTTGAGCAATGCACAACCGTTCCGCAAGCTTTGCCTGTGTCCCGAAGAAGGAAATGGCTTCAAGTGGCTTCATACCGACAGAATATCGCAACGCCGATATTTGTCAATACGGCCCCACCGATAGCACTTTGCTGCACCCTCGGGGAATGTCTATCGGCTCTCGGATTCGTCGGCGGCGCAAGGAACTGGGATTGACTCAGGTCGAACTTGCTAAACTTGCCGGCATCAAACAAGGCACCCTGTCCGACCTAGAGACTGGGGTTACAGACGCACCGGCCGGCGATACTCTGGCCGGACTTTGCAAGGGACTGCGCTCCACTGCCCGCTGGATTATTTATGGGACAGGAGAACACGCAGTGCATCCGCTGAATGAAGATGAAGAAGCCGTGCTGCAGCTGTACCGCACCATGACCGCCGACCAAGCAGCCACATGGCTGCGCCTGGGTCGTGCGCTTATAGACGACTCACCCCCCCCCCC